CGTCGTACCCGCGCACAGTCAACCAATCAGGGATAAAGTCGAGGGTGTCATTGGAGGTATTCGCTGCCACTTCCCGCGCCTGCATAATTAGGTTATTAGCCTGATCTACCATCTGCTTTGCGCGTGTTACCTTGCCGGAGAGCGGCATCGCGATATGCGAGGCAAGCGCATAGGCCATCGCCATCTGCAGGGATGAAGTCCACGCCTCGGGCAGTACCGCGTTAGAGGTATAGGCAAGGATCGCGGCCTCGGTGTTTGAGGCCAACCCACGTACCGTTCCGTAGGAGGTGAAAAGAAAGCGGTCGAAGTTGGTAAGATACTGCGGCCGGGCTAAGTCATTGGGCAAGCCATAGACGAAGGTATAGCCCGGCCGAGCATTGGTTGACACCCAATCTTCTTCCGCGTCTCGGGTATCAAGCACCTCGAGTGACGCAAGCTTGGTAAGCTCTGGCCAAGGGGCAGACTCGAAAACCTGCCCCTTCACCACATCGTACCACAAGGAGCATACTTGCGCCTCTCGAGAGTTTTCGGTCGGGGACGCAATGTTACTCCTCGCCCCAATCGCGTTGAGCGCCAGGTTGAAGATGCCCGTTTTGTCCACCGACCGAACTCCTTACAGCTTGAACTTCGAGTCGCCCTTCGCCTTATCCTTGGCGATTTCAGCGGCCTTGTCATCCGGCTTGGTTCCAGAGGCGGTCACCTCTTCGCCGCTCTTGACCTCCTGCCCCGGAAGGGCCTGGGTCTCAGGACCGGACGACTTCGGTGAGGCCGGGCTCATGCTTTCACCATTCGCCGGAGACTGTTCCGACGGAGGCGACTCGCTACCGGGGGCGCCGGGATCAGCCACAGGCTCGGTAACATTAGCGCCCTCGGGAGCCTCCGCCACCGCAACCTTGTTCTTCTCCCGCCATTCACCAGCCCGCATCGGGCCGTTGCCGTCGTTCACAACTGCATCCGAAGGAAGGGCCGCAAGGAGATGCTCAGGAAAATCCTGGTAATCCCCGGCTCGGAATCGGACACCGCCTGGTGCAAACCAGTTGGCGCCGAGGTGGACGTTTACCTGCTTCTTAGCCATCAGTTAGTTCCTTCCGCGTACTTGGCCCACTTGGAAGGATCAGGCGTCAGAAATGCGTTGATCTTCCCAGCGGTTACGGTGGTGGTTGCGATGACGGCGAGGATGCCGAGATAACGCTCGTACACCTTCCCCTCCATCGGCAGGGCCACAACCGCGATTACCCCTCCCGCATTCATCTGGGCGTCATTGGCTGCGGCGTCGTCAGTGACGAAGGTACCGCTATCCCAATGAACCGTGGCCGAGCCGTCCGTGGCGATTGCGGCCTGGGCATCACTGGCGAGCTGGAACTTGATAGTACCAGCCGAACCACCCGTGATGATATCGGTATCAGTGGTGATAACAAGGTAGAGCGGCTCGCCGGAACCGATGTCCCGATGAGTTGCGCCCAGGTCAATCACGTCGCCAATCAGCGCCGTGCCAGCAGCCGCCGCGACACTCGCCGCATCAGCAAATTCAGTTCGTTCGTCGAGGATCATTTTCTTTACTCCGAGGTGGGTATGGCCCTAAGCATTGTGCTAGGGGCCATACCTTAGCTGACAAGGGCTTCGTCGGCGGCCAGGCGGTCAACGCGACGGATCGGAATGCCGTTGAACGAGGTAACCATAACCCCGCCAACCTGATCCACCGTGAGCGTGGACGTCTTCACCGCCGAGGCCGACTGCTGGCGCAGCTTCGTGACCATGCTACGGCTCATGTACCAAGCGGCCCGACCCGAGGCGATGCTCGGGATACGTTCGTAGGCCTGGAACATGAGGTTCGGGAGGTTCGAGCCCGTGGCTGCGTCGAAAGTCAGAGCCGACTTGTCGATGTTGCAGATACGAACGAAGTACCTCCAGTCGCGGATGGTCAGACCAGCGTCCCACCGATAGTGCGAGCGGTACGCCTCCATGCGCCCACCCGAGCCGTCGATGTTCTCGATGGTGACCTGACCCTTGTCTTCCATCTGGAGGCCCGCCTTCGAGCCCTTCGGCACGATACCAAAGCCGCTGTTAGGACCCCACACGCACAGCCAAATGCTGCCGTTGTCGGTACCCGCACCATCAGCCTTGATGACATTGGCGCCGTTGGCCGCAGTCGAGTCGTTGAACCGCGGCGAGAGGCCGGTGAAGGCTTCGGGCTCGGTTCCTTCATTACCGTATAACAGGGTATCGGCAATCTCTTCGCCCATGCCCTCGATCTGCGGCCGATCCTCGGAGAGGCGGAACTCGGCGGTGTTGCCATTGAGATCGGCAAGCGCCTTGTCCACTTCCGAGTACGCTTCCAGCATACCGCACGAGTCGGTGACCTGCACGGTCTTGCTCTTCGAGGGCTGAACGCCGCCGTAGAGCTTACGCCAGGTCGGGGTCGGAAGGCCCGAGCGGATCGTGGTACGGTGCCCGGTGGTGAGGTTGCCCTCCTGCCAGGTCATATCGGTCAGGATTTCGTTGGTCTGGTTCAGGATTTCCACGATGTCGGAAATCTTCCCGTCAGGGTCGGTTCGCTTTGCGAGATCGAGGAGAGTCGGGTGGGTATCAGCTAGCGTAGCCATCGGGCTACCTCCTTAGTTAGACATTGAAGGATAGAGACGTTGCGCGGCACTCTTCTCCGCGTTCGCGCTGGCGCCAGGGGCGTAGGTGCCCTCGGTAAGCAGCGTTGCGACCTTGGAAAAGAACTTGATAACCTCAGGATTGTTGCCCGCCCCCGTGATTGCCAAGGCCTCGACCAGCTTCGGATCACCGTACTCGGTGACCAGTTTGTTGATCGAGTTGAGCGTTGGTTCCAGCTTATCACCGTACTCGGTTTTAACCTGGGTCCGCCACTCTTCCTGCAGGTTGGACCATGCCGCGCTACTCGCCTCCGAGGCAGCAGTCATAGCTTTCGCTTGCAAGTTCATGAGGGCCGTCGCGCGCTCTTTCGCCGACAGCTCCGAATTATTGAGCGTATCAATGAACTCCTTTGTGAGTTCGTCAGATACGGGTGCCATTCCCTCGGGAAAGACGATGTCCTCAGCAGTCACCGGCGCGGTGCGAGCGGCCTCCAGCGCGGCAGCTTCTTCGGCGGTCTTGGCCTCTTCGGCGGTCGGCTCAGTCGTCGTCTGCTGTTCGGTCGTATCCGTAGCCGTCGTTTCCGGCGTCCCGGTGATCAGGCTCGTCTCGGTAGCCGCCTCGGTCGAGGTCACTGGCTCTTGCGAGTTCGAGGTCTCTACTATTCCGTTCACTTAGCATCTCCTTCATCATTGCGGTGTAACCATCAGGGTTGGTTTCCATTAACCGCGCCATGATCTGGTTGCCTACGTTAAGCTCCCCGCAGTTGAAGGCGGTTACACTAGCCTCCGGGGAGAAGGGTTGGGCGCCGACTTTGCCGATCTGCAGTAACCACCAAACAAACCTGCGCCCATTAGGAGCAGTCAGTAGGGCGTTCACAGCCGACTCAATCTCAGCGTTATCCCCCTTCTCCCAACGGCGCTTGGCGCGTTCCACTTCCGACATCATAACACCTTAAAGAACGAAGTCAATGGGACTCACCCTGCGGCGAGCAGCTGCTGGAGGGCGTTACCGCCTCCCCCAACTTCAGTTTCACTGAGGGTCTTAGCCCCAGCAGCCAGCGCCGGTGCGGCTTCGGTCAACTGCCGCTGCTGTTCGGCTTGGGCTTTCGCCTCCCGCTGCATAGCCACCTGTTCCCGCGTGTTCATATTACGAGTTTCCACTCCGATGTCGTTCCCGTAGTTACGGATAAGCTCGTCAAAGTTGGGGATATCGAGGGCGGATGGGTCAAGGGAAGCGATGCCGCCAATGAGCTGGAGCCAGCGCTCGGTGGGGGCAGCGGCCACGGCGCGCTGGGCGGTCGAGAGGATCGACACGTACTGCACCTCGATGCCAGCCGCGGGCAGACCCTGGGGCGCATCGGGGAGCAGCTTTTTCCGCTGCATGATATTGAAGATGCGGTCGATGGCTGGGTCGAGGGCCTCGTTCTCGAACCGCTCCAGCACCGAGCCGAGGAGCACCAGCTTCTCTTCCCGCCTCGCGTCAATCTCTGCGGCGGAGCGCACTGTATCCAGCTGGCTGATCATATCAAACATTTGGTTGAAGAAAGTCTCCTTGATCCGCCCCTGTACCGCGCGGATATCATTCGTCATGTCATTGATGGGGGCGGAGATTTGGTAGAGCGGCTTGGCGCCCACGTTGTTCTGCCCAGCCACGTAGGTGATGCCGTTCGGCATGAGAGCGGTGGGTCGGTGCTGGAGCTGAATGTCCGCCACAATCGGCGGATTAATCATCTTATCCAGGCCCTGGGCTTTGCGCTTCGTTTCCTGCTGGAGCTGCTTCACATCACCGAGGGCGTCCATCGCGGGGCTCGTCCCGTAGCTATCATTCGCGGACAGCTCCCACCGCGGGAAAATCCCCGGTAGCTCATTAAACCCACGCTGGGCCAGCACCTGCCCCTGCGGCGCGCCGGTCTCCCAATAGGTTTCCCGGTACGCGAACTTCTTAGGCACCTTGCTCTCACCGAGGTTCGGCTCAATCAGGTGGGTCACGTCGATGAGGGCAAGGGCCTCCGCACCGCCTCGTTTATATAGCCGCTTCGTGGTCTCGGTAAGTTCATCTTCCCCAAACCGCTGGCACAGTTGTTTTGCGGTTTGCTGGTATTCCCGTGCAAAGGTGTCCACGGCCAGCCGGTGGGACTGGCCGAAGTAGAACTCGCCCAGCGCGGGATTGTAACAGCGGATATCCGTCTCATCATCCTCGTAGATGAGAACCGCGGCCGAGCCGAACACGACGAGGTCGAGATAGAGTACCGCCATCGCGTTGTAGAAGTTGCTCTCCCCCATGATCCACATCATGCGGCGAGCGACCTCATCGCACCACATCGAGATCGGGCCTCCATCATCATCGAAGCCGGGGATGCGGAGCTTGAACCAGGGCCGCGACGGGGAGGTGATCCCGTTCATCATACCGGACGCAAGCGTCCGTGCCGCGCTGGTACCCGTCGAGTCCAGAATATATGGGTTGGCCGCGTTACGAATACGCTGCTCTTTGGCCGACTGAAGCCAAACATACCGCTTGGGCAGATAATAATCCGCCAACTCCCGCCACAGGTTCCAGAACGGGAGGCGGTCGTTGCGGAGTTCCGCGATGGTCTGCTTAAGCAGCTTGTGCTGGTCTTCAGAAATCTTAGGCATCACCCGCCCCCGATGAGAGAAGTCTTCTGGCCAACCTTACGGCCCACGGTCAAGCCGTCAGCCCCACCACCAATAAACGAGGAACCCGACCGCATTGGGTCGGCAAAGGGATTTGTTTGGGCTGCAGGCTGCGCCGGGTTCGGCGGAGGCAGGGGCTTGGGCGGCTTGTGAAAGAGGAAACCCATCACGCTCTCCTTAAACTAGCATCGGTGAGTTAGGGTACATAGATTTTGCCTTAGGTGGCTGATAAGGATTTGTACCCGTAATCATCGTGTCTTGCTGGGGCTTCTTTTTATCGCCCCCGCCGCCAGCCAAAGCAGCAGCGCCAATCCCGGCTAAACCGCCAAGGGGGCTAAGAGCTTTCATAAAACCCATCACATTGCTCCATAGATAGCTTGGCGGGAAAACGGGTCGTAATCATCAGCC